GGCGGGAAAGTCTGCTGATGATGTCCTCGCGCGGCATGGGGGCAATAGCCGCCAGCAAAATGCCTAAAGCCCGGAAGGTCGTCCGTAAGGATGGCCCCGAGCCGACCAAGCTCTTTAAAAAGGGTGGGGAAAGCAAGGTGAACGCGGCGGGCAACTACACCAAGCCGGGTATGCGTAAGTCGCTGTTTGAGTCGATCAAGGCTCGGGCAGTGCAGGGTACCGGGGCAGGGCAGTGGAGCGCCCGCAAGGCCCAGCTTCTAGCCAAGCAGTACAAGGCAAAAGGTGGCGGGTACAAGGGATGAAAGCCCCCCAGCAGAGCCTCAAGGCGTGGACAGCCCAGAAGTGGCGCACCAAGTCCGGGAAGCCCTCCAGCAAGACCGGGGAGAGGTATCTGCCTGAAGCCGCCATCAAAGCGTTAAGTCCCGCTGAATATGCTGCCACCACCGCTGCGAAGCGCCGTGGTAAGCAGGCGGGCAAGCAGTTCGTGAAACAGCCGAAAGGCATTGCCAAGAAGACCGCGAGGTTCAGATAATGGCCCTGAAGACGACTGACACGACCGATTTCAACCTCGACCTGAACAGCCTCGTGGAAGAGGCGTTTGAGCGTTGCGGGGCGGAACTTCGGTCGGGCTATGACCTGCGCACAGCGCGACGGTCGCTGAACCTGCTGACTATCGAGTGGGCCAACCGTGGGACCAACCTGTGGACTATTGAACAGGGCACCCAGACGCTGACCTATGACGTAGCGGACTACGACATGCCGGTGAACACCATCGACCTGCTGGACCATGTGATCCGGACGGGCACGGGGGTGAACCAGATTGACATCAACATCTCCCGGATCAGCATGCCCACCTACGCCATGATCCCGAACAAGAACGCCACGGGCAGGCCGATTCAGGTGTGGTTCCAGCGCAAGACGGGGGCGACCAACGCCACCAACGTCATCCAGTACCCCCAGATTCACGTCTGGCCGAAGCCGGACAACTCCCAGACCTACACCTTCGTCTACTGGCGGATGCGGCGGCTGCAGGACGCCGGGAACGGTATTAATGGCCAAGACATCCCCTTCCGGTTCCTGCCGCCCATGGTGGCCGGGCTGGCCTACTACCTGTCCATGAAGATTCCCAACGTGGACCCGCAGCGGCGTATGGAGCTCAAGGCGGACTACGAGCAGCAATACCAGTTTGCTGCCGAGGAAGACCGGGAAACGGCCCCCATTCGCTTCGTCCCGCGTCAGCAGTTTATCGGCGGGTGAGGGGCCTAAATGCCCAATCAGTTTTCCTCTGGCAAGTTCGCAATCGCGGAATGCGACAGGTGCGGATTCCGGTACAAGCTCAAGCAGCTCAAGCAGCTGGTCATTAAGACCAAGAACGTCAATATTCTGGTCTGCCCGACCTGCTGGGAGCCTGACCAGCCGCAGCTGTCGCTGGGGCTCTACCCCGTCAATGACCCGCAGGCGGTACGCAACCCCCGCCCGGACGTGAGCTATCGGACCTCCGGCACCAGCGGACTGCAGCTTTCCCCGTCAGATGTTGGGACGCCAGAGGGCGGTAGCCGTATAATCCAGTGGGGGTGGGCTCCTGTTGGTGGTGCCAGAGCGAACGACGATGGCCTGACCCCGAACTACTTGGCCATGACCCTGTCGCTGGGCAGTGTGACCGTAGTAACTTCATAGGAGACTCACAATGGACGCTAAAAAAGCTGTGCGCAAGCACGAACAGCGGATGCACCCGGGCAAGAAGCCGACCTTCAAGAAGGGTGGCCCGACCTCGATGGACATGAAGAAGATGGGCAGGAACGTGGCCCGTGTTCGCAACCAAGGAGGCAAATAATGCTGCCTATTAAAAAAGTAGCGCCGGTTGTGGTGGGTCAGGCAGATAACCAGAAGACCATCAATGAGCTGCGGGTGTCTGTGGGCAACCTGACCTCCAAGCCCTACGCTGAGACCAAAACCTCGGGCATCAAGGTTCGCGGCACCGGTGCGGCTACCAAAGGAACGATGGCTCGCGGCCCCATGGCTTGAGGTGATCAATGAACTACTCGACGCTGTTTACGACGATCAAGGGCTACCTTGAGAACGATTTTCCAAGCACCGCGTTCACCGGTTCGACCGGAAGCGCTGTGTCGTTTACTAGCGCCGAGCAGATCAACACCTTTATCGCCCAAGCCGAGCAGCGCATCTACAACACCGTCCTGTTTCCTGCTCTCAGGAAGAACGTCACCGGCACGACTACCCTAAACAACAAATATCTGAACTGCCCAACGGACTTCCTCGCCGTTTATTCGATGGCGGTAGTGGACGGCGCAGGGGCGTATCAGTATCTGTTGAACAAAGATGTGAGCTTCATCCGCGAGTCGTATCCCACTCCTGCGGATTCTGGATTGCCTGCTTACTACGGTTTGTTTGGCCCGTTGTCCACAGATGCAACTGAATTGACGTTCATTCTTGGCCCGACTCCCAACGGCGCTTTTACGGTTGAGCTTCACTACTTCTACTACCCGGAGTCGATCACGGTTGCTGCCAGCGGGTATACGTGGCTGAGTGAAAACTTCGACCCCGTGCTGCTCTACGGCTCTCTGGTTGAGGCGTATACGTTCATGAAGGGTGAGCCCGACATGATTGCCAATTACGAGAAAAAGTATCAGGACTCTCTGATGCTGGCCAAACGTCTGGGCGATGGCATGGAGAAGCAGGATCAATACAGGAGCGGGACGCCTCGCGTTCCGGTGAACTGATATGGCCTTCACCGGCAATTACCTGTGCAACGTCTTCAAGACGGGGCTACCTGCTGGGCAGTTCAACTTCAACACCGGCACGACCGATGTGTTCAAGATTGCGCTGTATACCAACACGGCTACGCTGGACGCGAACACTACCGGCTACACGGCGACCGGCGAGGTTACGGATGCTGGCTACACCGCTGGTGGCGCTACGCTGACCATAAATCAGGTGCCGACGGTGGGGGCGCAGACTGGTGAAGACGCAGTATCTTACTGGTCGTTTGCGAACGTCTCTTGGTCTGGGGCAATTACTGCTCGTGGCGCATTGATCTACAAGTCTGACGGATCAACCAATCCGGCGATATGCGTTCTGGACTTCGGCTCTGACAAGACCTCGACCACCACTTTCCAAGTGCAGTTCCCGACCGCAAACAGCACCTCTTCGATTCTGAGGCTTTCGTGAAAATTCTTATCGCCACACCGATGTATGGCGGGATGTGTTCCGGCGAATACACCCGCTCTTCGCTCGGCATCATCCCTACGCTCAATAAAAACGGCGTGGATGTGGCGTTTGCCTATATCTACAACAACAGTCTGATCACCAGCGCTCGGGATCAGCTTGCCGCAATCTTCTTGCAGCACGACTTCACGCACCTGATGTTTATCGACGCCGATATCAAATTCGATGCCGACGATATCTGGAGGATGATACAGGCAGATAAGGAAGTGATTGCTGGGGTATACCCCAAGAAGGAAATCAACTGGCACATGGTTCACCGGATGGCGTTGGCTGGTGCTGGGCCGGATGACCTCCCCCGATATACGGGTTCATTGGTCGTGAACCTCATGGACTACGAGAAAGAGCGCGTGGTCAAAACCCATGAACCGGTCGAGGTATTTGGTGCCGGAACAGGATTCATGCTGATTAAGCGCTCTGTGTTTGAGTCGCTTGCTCCGCATACCGATACCTACGTGGATAGCAACAGCGAGAAGTCCATTCACAACTTCTTTTTCTTGATGAAAGACCCCCATACCGGGAAACAGCTTTCCGAGGACTACGCGTTCTGCCACCTGTGTCGAAAGCATGGCATTAAAATACACGTTGCTCCTTGGGTTAAACTTGGTCATTCAGGATCGTATTTGTTCGAGGGTTCCCCTGTTCCGGTCATTAAAGAGGTGCTTCATGGCAATGGTAGTTACAACGAAAGGCGAGATGGACGAGTCACTTCTTGAGAAAAAAGAAGGAACCGTCGATAACGATCACGAGATCACTCGCTGGACAGAATACTGGCATGAAGGGGAGTTGGTTCACCGCTCTGTTCATGTCCATCTGAAGAAAAATGTTTTTGCGGCGGGCGTCGCAGCGATGATCGCCTGATTAACGAAAGGAAGACGAAATGGCAAATACTCAAGCAATGGCCACCTCGTTCAAGGGCGAACTCTTGAACGCTTACCACAACTTCAGTGCGACCAACCCGGCTCGCACCATCAACACCGCTGACACCTTCAAGGCAGCGCTGTATCTGGCTACCGCCACCTACAACGCCACCACCACCGCGTATGCCGCGACTGGCGAAGTGTCCGGCACCGGTTATACCGCTGGTGGTGTGAACGTCGGAACTTGGAACGCGCCGACTACCAGCGGCACCACGGGTTTCACAACCCCCACTGCGAGCATCACCTACACCACCGTCACGCTGACCACGGCGTTTGACGCGGTGTTGATCTACAACAACTCGCAGACCAACCGTGCGGTGAGTGTGCATACCTTTGGTTCGCAGACCGTGACCGCTGGCACGTTCACCCTGACCATGCCGACCAACAACTCGACGAGTGCGCTGATTCGACTCGCGTAATACGGGGCGCGGGGCAATGCCCCGTGTAGCGCATGTTTAGTGAAGCCCCGTTTTCAGCGGTAC